CCTGACAAGTGGCTAGACAGCCACTCCTTCAAGCTTCTTATACCGTAGTCCAAGAGTTCCGGCCGACTGATCGTACTTGCACTCCAGCAATCCCGCTTCCTTCATGCGTTCGAGCAGGAACAACTCAGCGCCCTCGAGATCGCTGGGCACATACCACTTCCCAGCCTCCATCTGTCGAAGGATCCTCAGCCGGTTCTCTCGAATCTTCATCTTCACTTCTTGATTTCCCTCCATTTTTTATCCAGCAAGCCCTTGTCCTATTTTCTCCAGGAGCTGCTCGATCTTCTGTTCTCGTTCGGCGATTTCTGTTTTGGCTTTAACGACTCGATTCTGAAGGATCTTTATCCTGCCCTGACTGGCACTTGGAAGATCACACGATTGAACCAGATTGCACTTTTCGCATTGATCCAAGAATCTTTTTGCTGACCAGCATTTATTGTCTAGTTGTTTTGAACTGATGACTGTGGAATTCATCCCTTCCCTTTCTTTGCTGTGTTCTTGAGCCACCGGACTTCTACGAGAGTGAAAAAAGGTTTCGCTTTTCTTTCTACTTCCTTGGCAAGTCTCCTACTGGATCTTTCGAGACTTTCACCTTTCTTGGCAGCCCCTTCAATAATGCCTGTGATTCCAGCTACGACCCGTCTTGCTTCCGACATGCTACCTCCACTTTCTTCTGTACCCAAACCTTCACCCAGTCATGGCCCTTACCATGACCGTGATGGAGCGCTTTCTTGTGAGTCGGGTAGAATACTTCTATTCGCTTTCCTTTAATGTCTCCACCAGTATCTGAAGCGATTCGCCATCCGTAGCGCTCTACATATACGTTAGTTCCTAATCGGATTACAGCAGGATCCACCGAGATGACAGGCTTCCATTGATGTACATCTATCCCGCCTGTAGTCTTCTTATACCTGTTCCAGCGACCACAGCACTTTTTGCAATTGCAATAACCCGTAGAATGGAATGTCCCGATGCATACCAGCACTAGTTGGCATGTCGCTGCTTGGATTGGCATGGCTTGAGCTTCTTGATGACTTACTGCGGAGCTTATGGCGCACAGCACGAAAGTCAACGCCGCGACTACGCAGCATTTCATCATCACTAACCCTCCTGATTAATCCAACCTCTGAAAACCCACGAACCAACAAAATTGATTTGTTCGGTTTGCCAGGCGTTGACCAAGGCGGTGAGTTCGGGATAGGACAGTCTCAGTTTTGTGCCATTGAGGTTATCAGCCTTGTGCAGCAACTTGATGAGTTGAGACTCGAAATTGTCCGCCTTTTGATCGTGAGCGATACGGAGATGCTGCACCAAGAAGCACTTCCTAGGATAGTTCAAGGCTTTCCAGAAGATCCGGTCAGCTAAGTTATCTATCATGCCCAGTTCCTTACCGGAATGATCTTAACTCCCAGCTCTCGGGCCTTCGCAGCACAAGCCGCACAAGGATCCAGAGGCATTATTTTACCCTGGTTATTGGTCCGGCACAAGACAATTATCTTAATCTTCGGACGTTTCAGTAAAATTCTCATCTCGGCATGAACCCCACCGCCCTCCTTGCTGAAGCGAGGGCGGTTAACGGCTTTCATGACCAATTCCCCTTTTTCATTGAACGCGAGAGCGGATACCTTGGTGTGACATGTTGACTTCTTAGCCTTCTTGATCGCCCTGCGAGTAATCTCGCGATTAATCTTCATCAGACCAATCCGCTGAGCGAATTAATTGCATTTTGGAGAGAATCAAGGGTTTCGTGAACGCCTTCAAGATGGTCTTCTGCTTCGTTCTTGAGATTCTCTAGAACTTCTTTCGACTTGCGAAGCTTATCCCTTTCGGCTTCAAGGCGTTTAATAAAAGCTTTGACTTCCTTTTTGGTCATCATCACTCATCCTCCGAGAGAAGTTCGAGTATCGTCATGTCATTCCTCCTCGAATTTGAGATCGAGACAGGTCACCAAAACTTCAGTTACAGTGCTTAACTGTCTATAGGTCGGAGAATCTTTGGTAAACTCCTCAACGCTAGAGGGTTCGCCCGCAGTGAAGTAAAAGTCAATATCGATTAACTTTCCATCCTTATGCCAGAGTCTGAAGTCTTTCAGCTCCGGACAGATTTTTCTGATGACCCAGAAGAGGCGAGAATCAATAAAGAACATGCTCCAGTGAGGAAACTTGGCGAGATCAAGCCATTCCCTTTCGGTTCTTAGCTTGGCCATTGTGCTAATCTCCTTCTTTCTTTTTCTTCGGACATGGACATGCCCAGGGATCTTGTCCGTGCTCACCGACCTGACGAAAAGTCGGACAATCAAAGGGTACAACGAAAGCTTCAAAGTTGGAGCCCCAATTTGTTTTTGGTCTGTCTCTGATTGCTTGAATGAGGGATGGATTCTCAAAACCTATAGGGATAGCTTCGCCACCGTAGTAGGCTCGAACATCATCATGATAAGCGCCCCACGAAGAAGTACATCGACATCGTCTAAGAACCGTCAATAAATTGACAACATCTTGACATTTGGGACAGAAAATGAGTTTCATGACTGTTTCTCCTGTAGACAGACAAGGCCTTTCCCAGCCATCATCTGTTTCATCTCGTCAGGCAGGAAGGGCGTCATGGTTTCCGGACATAGGCAATGCCAAAGGCCCAACAGATGACCCAAACCGATGGTCATCAAAGCAATTCCTTGATCGCCGACATCTGCGCCAACTTCCAGATATGAATGTTCTTTACCATCGAGCCAGTGAGGGAACTCCTGCTTTACCAGAGCAAGCATTTCGTTCTTGTGTGGATTACCCTTTTTCGCTACCTTGAAAAAAGTCAAATTGATGGTGTGACCAGCAGGTTGTTGCTTTTTGGGATCTTTGGGAGCATCGACGCACTGACCGCAGCAACATGCGCCACGTTCTGCATGCTTCTCTACGAATTCGTGAAGTTTCATCTATTTCTCCTCTCCTTAAAACACGGCAGCATTGGCGAAGATCAGACTGTGGCCTACAGTCCTGGTCCGCTTCCCTTGAGACGAATCTCTAAGGTCTCCTGATTTGGGCTCTGGGGTTACCAGAGTATTGTCAGGACTTGTGTTCAATTACAATGCTGCTCTAACACTATTCTTATACCCGAATTAAGTTAAAAAAAAGGGGTACTAAGACCCCTTTTTATTTAGAAGTTCTACGGGAATATTCTGCAAAAGAACCTCTCTGGTAACCGTGGGAATCAACTTCTTCTTGGCTTGAGGCATCAACTGTCTAATAGCAGCTTTCCCTGCGGGAGTCATTAACCATTTGTATTCTTTTACCCAGTGACTCATCTCCATTTTTCGACCCTGTCTAATGGCCCTCTTTAGAAGGTGGGTATTGCGCACATCCAGGAGATGATTCTGAACAATCCGTTTGGCGCGAACCGTTAAGGTCGGCATGTTGTCTGAAATCTCTTGAGGAGTGTAGCTTCTATAGAGAGAACTAGTGCTCCTCTGTGTGATACTGAAAACGAACCCAACTTCTGCAGGGACCTTCCAGTTTCTCAGGGCCGTCTGCCAATCGTTACGCCGTATCATCCACTGTTTGCCGGTGAGTTCTTTGGGATGATCGGTATTATCCCAACCATATTCCTTGATCCAGTTTTGCTTGTCCCAGAGATCGCGAAAGGTTTGTTGTTCGGTGTAGATGATGGCAAAAATGGATCCGAGACGAGAAGATATGCTGGCCCTCTTAAGGCGTTTTGTCGGCAGAAGACAGACAGTGAATTCCGTGTCAACGTCTGGATCCCGATGATTGGTTATCTGAATCTGGCGTTCGCGCTCATGAGTCAACATCAGAGCCATGACCAGCGGTGATCCTTCGAGTTTGTTCGCCCAGACCTCTTTGGGTATGAAGACCTTTTTACCAGTCGAATGATCATCCAGCATGCCTACAGCCTTTTCGATGACGATCTTGGTCAAGATCTGAGTTTGGATCTTTTGCACCTCACGGCCCAATTTGATTAGTTTCCCGTGCAAGTCTTCTAGGTTGTTGACCTGAACAGTGTAACCATTATGGAGCTTCGTACTCATGGCGCGACCTTCTCTTTCTGTAGGAGTCCCTGAAACTCTTCAAGGGATCTAAAGTTCATTGTAAATGATTGCGATTGCCCTCTAAGACAAGCGCTTACCCAAAAAGGTCCGGTTTCATTCTTTGAATCATAAATGCAACAGTGAATGTGAATTCTGTCCTTTGGTCTGAATTTGTTCTTCATCCCTCCAGTAGCTACGTAGTGTCCAATGGGCGTTTCCACGTGTTCTCCTTTCCAAGAACATGATTATGGATACAATCGATTTGTATCGTCGACCATCTTTTCGAAGATTTTCTTCACTTTCTCATGCAGGGGAGAACCATCTGGAAGTTTATCACGTAGCAATCCAACAATATCACGCAAAGCATTGATTTGAATGTGCATTGCACATGGCTGTACGAATTTGCCATTCTTATAGATGCAGAGGGGACAGGCATAACCCTCAACCCCTCTATAGCGTCTTGCTTTCTCCAACACCTGTCTTAAGAGTTTGTTTTCTTCCTGGACATGATTTTTGGCCATGCTACATCTCCATTACTCGAGGAAGCTTCCCATGCTTTCCCAATCATCATCAGTAAATAATTCGAAGCCGCAGTGCATGACTTGATGTATATATAGTTGACCTTCTCCAACGAAATCCCTTAGTGTTTCAGCGGCTTTCTTGAGGGCGCCTCCGATTTCAGATTTCTTTTTGATCTTGCCCAATTCCACCCAAGCTGCGGTTAGATAATGATCCCAAGCTGGATTGAATACTTCGATGTTAATGACATTCCACATTAGACTTGTTGGTGTGGAATCACACAACTTGCGTAAAGCTGTGTGAAGATATTCGCCCAGTTCTTCCTTGACAGCGCCAAAACGTTTTTTACTTGCCATTGCTATTCTCCTTCGACAAACCGGATACCTCTGTTCCGGTAGCGAGATTTGCGACAGTGAGATCGCGAGCTTCTTCGCGAGTCAACATTCGGTAAGGAACGACCTTCTCGCTAAGGAAATCTAATTCCTTCTGGCTGCGAACTGCGTCCGGAAGACTGGCTAGGGGCACCGTGCCTATTGCACCATTACACATTACTTTTACCAGAATCCGTTCCGCATGTTCCCGGATGTACGTCACCAGTTCCGCCATGCTCTTCACCTGTTCGGGTTTCATTTCACCCTTCCTTATCTGAGAGGTAGTACGCAAAGTGATTGCCCTGCTGCACTCTGGTCAAGCAACCCTTATTAACCATGTCACGCAAATGAATGTTCATGGCTGCAGCTGATAGGCCGATCATATCGCAGAGTTGTGATGTTACGCATCCTGGCGTTAGACTTACTAAACGTACTATTCGGGTTTCCACTTCGTTTCTGGGAATCGGATGACGTCCTTGCATGACCGACATCCTTAGAATGGTCCTGGAACAAAAATCGCTACATCAGGTATTGTACTATAAGATTCCACAGTTCGCTTGGTATCATTGACAAAACTGACTAAAGTCTGAATGGTTGTATTCATTAAGACGGTATGTTCTTCCAAGTGCATTAATCTATGTTTTAGATGGGCGATGCAATCTTCCAAATGAAGATGTTCAACTGAACGAGAATATTCACGACAAGGGAATCCAAAATCCGTATTGGAAAAGCCAATAACATGAATTCCGCCACATCTCGAGCAAGTCATTATAATATTCATTTTTTAGCAGCATCCACATTGGCCTGGTTGATAGCTGTCTTCCTTCTCTGCCATTCCTCTTGGTGTTCTTTGATTTCTTGAGTTAGGGTATTGTCCAATATAACGCAGTCTGCATGTTGAATTGGCCAGACTTCTTCTGGATATTTATGATAATTAAATCCCAATGAAAAATCATTGACAAGTATTTTACAAGTCTTGCGATTAATATTCATTATTTTACAAATATGTATGGTACTCGCATCGGTAACAAACATTCCGGGTTTGAGCCATTTCATATGTTGCGAATGCATCTTGGCTTCATTTTTAAGATTTATTCCAAATTCACGACCACAGGTTGCGCACTTCCATGTATCCGTCACATGGCTAAATTTTTTCATCCTAGTCATCACGACCTCCTGAAAGCACAACCATTGTCACATTCATCTGCACTACAACGAAGCGCTTTGCACGGGAAATCATTACAACTGCTGGGAAAAGGACAATTGATGAATTGACCAGCTTTCGGAACTTCGAACATCAATGCTTCCAATATCTGTTTTACTACCTTCGGCTTCGCTCTGGCATACTTGACCACCAGATAAAAGATGTCTTCGTCACCGACCGAAAATTCAACATTTCGTCTGAAAACACCAGTAACAAACTTCTCCTGTTTCGGTTTCTCTTTTGCTACTGATTTTCGTGCCATGAACATCTCCTTTCCAGGATCCTTATGCCAGATAAAAAGAGGGGAGCATGTTGCGAGCTCCCCCCTCCGGTACTAGGCTTCGCCGCGCCGGTGGCTAGGCCGTTCCCTACGTGTATTGAGCCGAAAAACGTACGGGTTTGCTATAGTTTCATCAGCAACCTGCCAACTTGCTTGGGAGTGGGATTGAGAATCTGTTTACCGTCGATCACGAATACAACCTCCGTTTTACCTTTACCAGTGTCTTTCCCACAAGAAAGTGTCGCTTCTTTTTTCTTGCCTTTTATGGTTATCAGAAGAGCAGACATGCTACCGGTTTTGATGCCATCCATTTTCCAGGATCCCTTTCTTCCTTGAACCTTTACAACGGCTTCTGGATGATGTTTTTCGTAGATCTTATGAGCCAATTCACCAGTAACTTTTGTGCCATTCTTGGCAAGAACGATGCACTCGTTCGTGATATCCTTACCCACATTGGGCAAACAAAGGAAGTGCAAGGCCGACGGCGCGACATTTTTAACTGCTTGACCAATATGATGAAACTTCTTGTAGCAGATTATGAAGTAATTGCCCCTACCTGGCGTCAGGTTGCAATCTCGAGCCAAAAACTGATCGAATTCGCGTTTGCCCTTAGTATTTGTTTGCTGATCAAATAAAATACATCCAATGATAATCTTGTCTTCACTTCCTTGACGATTACGTTGGTTGACTTCAAGCGCAGCTTTGTTCTGGCTCATCGGTCTGAAACGAGCCAAAGTTGCTACTGTTAGCACCGTTCCCATCTGTCGTCCTTTCCTGTCTTCTCTCGCGTGACGGATGTCACGCCTTCAGAACACCAGCTCTGGTGAAAATCGCACCAGCCGTCCGACCCATAATTTCTGCGATCTTTTTCCCGGGCATTTTTTGAGATCTGAGTTCCAGGAGTTTCTTGTCTTCTTCTTTGGACCAGGGTATGCGAGGTTTTCTTTTAGAATCATTTGATTGAATTGACTCCAGTTTTGATTGAATTGAATGCAATACGGCATTACCATGTTGACTTTTCAGCCCGAGTTTCTTTGCCCATTTGTGTCCCATATAACCAGAGATGCCTGTGGCCCTAGAGCAATGAGCGATACTCTTCCCGTTTTTTATTAATCGACTGAATTCTGCCTCCTCTTTGTTGATTTCGGATTCGTTGGATTCGACGCTTTGCCTTTTCAATCTATCAAAACCACTTTTGTCCAGCATCTTCATCTCATCCCATAATATTTCGGGATGTCCAAAAAAGGCATGGTGATCAGCTTCTTCTGGAGTTATAAATCGGAATTCATGCCGACTATTCTCTGCGGCAGCTTGGACAAATTTTCTATCTCCGATTGCAATCTGATCGAAGCACTCCAGGTACTTCAAAACCAGATCCATTGCATTCTTTTTCTCTCCGATCTCGGCCATTGTATTTCTCCTTTCTACCCGTTTTGGGCAAACTAGCCTCGACCACTATCTATCTTATGCCCAAAAACCTTGTTTAACTACGCCATAGACAATATTGGCAAAATGACTACTTTCGGCAATTTGGCTATTGACAGCACTTTGATGACGAATTATAATAAGTGCTTGTGTAGATGTAGGCTAATTCCACAAGCTGTGGGGGTTGTTGAGATGCTTAGAGACATGACTAACTTACATTGCGGAAGATGGACAGTGATCCGTCAAGCCGAGAATGATAAAAATGATAATGCTAGATGGTTGTGCCGATGCGATTGTGGCACAGAACGGATTGTTTTGGGGCAAAATCTAATTGGCAGACAAAAAAGCAGCAATAGTCGTAGTTGCGGTTGTTTGATGAAAGAAGAGCTGAAGACGAAATTTATTAATACGGACGCTCATAATTGGAGAGGCGGAAGACGTGTCCAGAAAGATGGATATGTTGTATTGACTAATGCTATCTATCCGGGATCAAAACTTCGCAATCAGACACTTGAACACATTGTGGTTATGTCAAATCATCTGGGTAGACATCTTTCATTTGGAGAAAAAGTTCATCATAAAAATGGCATTCGCAGTGATAATCGAATTGAAAATCTTGAACTATGGAGTTCTTCTCATCCTTCCGGACAAAGGGTAGAAGATTTAATTTCTTGGGCTAAGGAGATACTTAGGAAATACGAATCTAGTCCTACACAAAATGAACAGAAAGGACCAAACATCATTTATCTGGGGGCGACGGGATAGATGAATTGGAGGATTAAAAATGAATGATCTCTCGCCTTTACGATTCGTTGAATGGGGACATGTGGCTAGCAAGGAGTTCCTTGAGAATGGGACTTCTATGAACCTTACCATTCTCAAGACTGCTGAAGCAAATGACCTCCTACCCACTCAAATTCAACGAATCTGTGAGGTAGCCAATCATCAGACTTACGCTCAGCTTTTCAAAACAGCCACAGACAAAACATTCCAGTTTGAAGTTGCTGATCCATCCAAGATTATTACTACTCTCGATGCTGAACAGGAGAAAGTGGCACATGATTATTTCGTAGGACCCAAGAAACACGAACGCATTGATGTAAACAAAATCTTTGGGGTTTCGTCTATAAGCAACGAACCTGCAGTTGAGGAGAAACTGAAGCAGGCTAGTATCGCCCTGCAAAAACTAGCGGCAGCCAAGGAAGAACTTAATAGCAGACAAATTGTCCTCCGTGGCAAAATCTCTGTTGAAGAGGACCATTTCTATAAGATGGCCAAACAGATGGTCTTGAACGGTACGCCCCTTGAGGAGATCTGGACTGCAACACGCAAGTTGGGTGATGAAGACCGCATTGCCCAGATTTTCGTGAAGACAGCAGAACAAATGGTCAAGGAGGGCATCTTTGGCGCCAAGCTCCAGTACCTGATGAAGAAGCATGGCGAAGCAGTAGATCCTGAACTTATTTCTCCTCAGCTCAAGAATATGAGTGAGCCGATAGGTGTGCAGGTAGTTAATGGCAGTCATCCAATTGTGGTCTCTCTTAATACGCTGGCTAATTATCAGACTGAATTCGAGAGTAATAATAGAGCTGGTAAGACACTGGACGAGAAATTCGTTTACGTTCGCAATCGCATGGGAGACCTGAACAATTCCAAGAAGGTCGACGAATTCGTTCTGTCAGAACAGCAAAGACGATAAGCCACAACTGAGGGGTAGATGAACTTGCAGCAATTTGCTCGTGAGATGGTGAAGCTGAGTGCTGAGCCCTGGATAAAGGGCATATGGCACTCTGCTAAGAAAGCGGTAGAGGGCGGTGAAGGTCTTGCTCGTTGGACGGTAACCAGACCTATGCGGGTGGATAGCAAAAATTCTAAAGAAGTTGCAAAGAAAATATTGGGTAGGGCTAAAAATATGGATCCATATGATCGGGCTCTTGTATCCAGGATGTCTAGAGGAGCAATGCCGCCAGATGCAAAGCTTTTAAATCGTTTAGCTAAAAAACATGATGTTCGAGAATTAAGCGCAACCAAGCCATTAATGATGGCAGCAGCTCCTGTAGGCGTAATAGCTGGTGTGCGTAAGGGTCAAGAGCAATATAGGAAACCAACCTATCACGGACCCATATATAATACGCCTCAACGTTCGGCGCAGATTTACCAAGATCCAAGTCGGTTGCTTGTGTGAGGACGCAATGAACGATAATGAGATTTTTTGGACATCTTTTTCTGGAGAGTTAGAGAAAATTTCTGGTCCAGCAGGCAGGATTATTCGTGGCATTCAACATCTTAAGCCCAGTCAACTTGCCAAGAAACCAAATCCAATATATGAAGCTGCAGAACAAGAGGCTAAAAAAAGATTAGGAATTAACAAATGGACTCCTATTCGTTCCGGCCCCATCCCAGCCAGAAAAACCGAACATCCTGCAGGAGTCTCTGGTGCCACTGGATATGCAGCAGGAGCGCTTCATCGCAAGGGAAGACAATTTGAAAGAAAGATTAAGAGTCATATCTTGCGAGCCAAGGAGAGACTCGGAAAAGGTTATGCAATAGGATTGGGCAGCGAAGCCAAAAGCGTAGAGAGAGAAACGACGGAAAAATTAAAGGCTGAACATCGTAAAGCTGAACATCGTAAAATGATTGCTTATAATCCTGAGCGACAAGCCCGACAAGAAGCAACTGAACGTCAAAACATGATAGATGAGGAAGCCAAACATATTCGCAATAAACGTCTCATGATTGGTGGTACTGCTTTAGGTGGCGCCGGTCTTTTAGGAACCGCTGCTTACTTAGACGCGAAACACAAGAAGAAACAACAGTTTACTGGTTACCCACAGTTCTGAGGAGAGGGCCATGAAGATGACAGCGATGTTTGATGGGTTCAAGGCAGAACTGACAAAGATCAGTGGATACACTGCCGATTCAGCGAAAGGGGAAGGCGCTGGCAAACCTAAGGCAACGGCTGCTGGTGCTTCGCCAGTCCCTCCTGGCGGCACTCCCTCTCCTGCACCTAAGAAGACGGAAGAGGTGAAACAGCCCAGAGATGGTGCCGCCTTCCGTGCTGATCCAGATGATGACGAAGGTTACGAGTAATCAGTTGAGAAACGAGGATCAGTAACATGAGCCTCATACAAGATCTTTACCTGAACAAGAAGATCTCCAGCGAGGAGATGTCCAAACTGTCTGAAATTCGTGCTGGGCTTCTTAATGCTATGGAGTGTGGTCATAAGCGTACAGTCGCCTTTGTTGCTGAAACTTTTGAAAGTTGTAGTGAACAAGAAATTGAGAAACTAGCCGAAATGGCCATTATTATAGAGAGCCAACTCATTGAGAAAGCAATACAGCAATACGACGAAGATACCGTACAGACCGCCTTGGATTGGATCAACTTTGAAAAGACAGCTGGGGCACCTTTAGTACCTACACCTAGACCTGGGGATGTATCAAAACTAAGAGAAATAAGTGGGTTCAATAGAATTTGGAGCAGAATCCCTGGCCCTCTCAAGAAAATCATTCCGCCAGCTGCTGCAGCTGCTGTCTTGGCTGCTCTGGGTTTATCGCTAGTCCATAGTGCTGGTCAGGGTCTACAGATGGTTACTCATCCTATCTCGGAAGGAGTATCAAGGATTAGACATGGCACGCAATCCAAAACAATCCTTGCCGAAATCTTGAAGGAAAATCCCGAGCTCAAGAAAGATCCCAAGACCATTGAAAACTTCAATCTTCTACTTCGCTATGCTCCAGAAACCGTAGCAACTAATAAACCTGTTGCAGAAGCAATGCTCAAGAAGATGCAGCAATGGGGCCATGTTGATCCGCAAAGTCTCCAACAGATGATTGCTATGGAGGGTGGACATATCAAGAATGTCCAGGATCGAACCGTGTTCCCGAGAGGCCTAAAGCCTCAAGTAGCTGGGGTCCAAGACTGGGCAACAATAGCAGGATTAGGTTGATGAATTTAGTAGTGGTACGTGACCGTCTTGCCAGTAAGCCTGTTAAGGCTGCTGATGTGACATTGGAAGGCGGACAGATACGCATCCAAGGCGACACCAAGGTGATCGTCCAATTGATCAAATGCCTGCTTTCAATCCCAACCAAGATTAAGATAAGAACCAAGAACCAGGTCATCAAAGTAGCCCCTAAGACTTCTGAAGAAAATCTATATGCTACATTAAAGCAAAACCTGGCTGATCCATACCGCCTGGCTAAACCTGGGGAGTTAATTGAATCCCAGGATTATCCGATGAAATACGAGGAAATAGTGACCACGAACTTCTTGTGGGGAGAGGATAGACATGAGCTCACTGCTCGAAAAGCTAGCTGAACGCACCAAGATCGTCGAGCTCGAGAAGACTGCTGAACAGATCTTCGCAGATGCCTTTATTGATGAGCTCGTTAAGTTAGGTTATGATGAAGAGTTGCTGAAGAAAGCGGGCATTGGTGATTTTGCTAAAAACATTGGTGGCAAACTAACTGGTCTATTTAGTAAAGGAACAAAAACAATTGCTACGAATGCCGTTAAAACCAATCCTGCTTGGCTAACAAATTACGCGAAAGCCAATGCAGCTAGGGCAGCCGCTTTGCCCAAACCTGGCCTCAAGCAACCCTGGGATCCAGACACCATTAAGGTGAACAGAAGGATAGATGCAGCCAGACAGAGGATCGACTGAAGATGAAGGTTCGACCGGGCCTGTGCGCCTCGGTCATAATGGAGGGCCCACAGAGGCCCGGTTGAAGGAGGCAGAAGATGAACCTGCAGGAGTTTACAAAGGCGTACATTGAGACCTGCACTGACGAGGACCTCGAAAAAGACGCTGTCAGTGCAAAGGGCATGATTGCCGCCGCGAAAAAGGCTGGCAAAAGTGCTCTGGCCAAGGGCAAGAAAGTCGGCAAAGCCGCTGTGGCCAAAGCCAAAGATGTTGGCAAAAAAGTCAGCGGGAAAGTTAAAGGCTGGGGGGCGGCCGGGAAAGCCTTCGTGAAGAAGCATCCTGTAGCTGCTGGCGCAACTGCTGCTGGCGTAGCTGGTGCAGGTGGTTTCGGTCTGGGTCGCGCTAGTAAGAAAAGCGCTCCTGAGACCGAGAAAGCTGCGGCTGTTGCAAAGTCAATGTTCTCGCCCTTTGGTAGCTCCCTGAAGAAGATGTGGGGAGGCATTGCTACCAAAGGCAAAGGCACCATCGGCAAAGCCTGGGGTACCATGTCAGCAGCCGAGAAAGCTGCTCTGATCGGCATGGGCGGTACGGCAGCTGCTGGTGCTGGTGGCGTGGCTGCAGGAAGAGCATCGAAAGACTAACTGATGTCAATGGACAAGCTGCTCGAGATTCCTGCGTTCGACCGCTTCGGCGAGCCGAACACTCGCATTCTAACCAGGATGAGCGCAGCTGTTTTCCAGAAGACTGCCGGAACGTTACCTCCCGAAGTCAAAGACTACCTCGAACGTCTTGAGCCAGATCCACAGTTCCTTTACTTACTCATAGTAGCGCTGGGAGCGGCGGATTTCTGGGGTAGTAACGTAAACGGTGACGCCTTCTTCGAGAAGGATCTCCTCGGCATCCAGACCCCAATGGAAGCTGGTAGGAACCCGTCACCCTACACCGGAGTCCCCCTCCCGCGCTATAAGACCTTCTTATCGGCGCACATTTTTAAACATCACGTCAATAAAGATCCAGCCAATTCTTTTGGTAAGGTTGATTTGCCAATTTATGACAAGGAAATGCATCGCATTCTTTTGATTCTGGCAGCTGATCGTGCGAAGGCACCAGATATTGTTAATGACATTGACAAGAATGGATCCGTTATCTGGTCTATGGGCTGTTTTACTGAAGACGCTATAGTCCAGATGGCAGATGGTCGACGCATTAAGATTTCGAATATAATTCCAGGGAACGAAGTAATAACTCATCTTGGCAATATTGGTAATGTACTCAATACACAACGTCGTTGGTATGATGGCGAAGTTTATGAGATAGAAGTCTTTGGAGTGGAGAATAAAATCATTGCCACTCCTGAGCATCCTTTCTGGGCTAGCGAACTAGATCGTTATTGTCGATGTGGGTGTGGAGAGAAGTTAGAAACATCTATTGCTGGTAAGTACAGTTTCGCAATTCCAACCAAAAACAGATTCAAAATTGGACATCACAATAAACTACGTGGAGATAATCATAATTGTATTCGTGAGAATTATTCACAACTTCCTAAAATACCAACTATGCCATTCAAGTTTACTGATGCTAAAGAATTGGCTCCTGGAGATTTTCTACTCACTCCTGCATCGCAGGGCAAAGCGCCTTCTTGGGTTACTCCTGGGATCGCCTGGCTTTTTGGTTATTTCCTGGCTGAAGGCAGCTACTTAAAACATAAGGGAAAGCACAGTGCGACAGTTCTGTCCTTTGCAGCCGGTGAAAGTTATGTGCAGGAGTGCGTAGATCTCTTCAAATCTGAGTTTGACACGAACGCCAAGATCTACAATAGCTATGGTGAGAAACATGGCACTTGTTCCGAAGTGCGGGCCTATAACCATAAAGTTGCCCCGATCTTCTACAAATATTGTGGGGAATACTCCGATCAGAAGAGGATTCATTCCTCCATCATGCAGTGGCCACGTCACCTCAAGATGGAATTGATCGGAGCTTATCTGAATGGGGATGCCTCTCTGGCAGAACAGATTCAAGTTTATACTTGTTCCAAAGATTTGGCTGAGCAAATGCATGCTCTGGCCAACAGTTGTGGAATAGCCAACAGATTGTGCACCAATTGGCCCTCGATGAGGACCGGATATCGTCTAGGGCACAAACAAAAGTATGCATTGATGATCGATCCTGAGAGCGCTAATCAACTTTTGGAATATTCTGATGTTCGACCTTTTGTCCGCGCTAATTCAGTAACTAGGCATATTGGAAATTTCAATGGATCAATCTATCGCCAAATTAAGAGTATTACCCGACAGATCTATAGTGGTTATGTCTACAATTTCGAAGTTAAGGGCGATAATTCCTATATAGTAAATGATGTTGCTGTTCATAATTGTAAAGTTCCGTTTGATTCTTGCAGTGTTTGTCATCACAGATCCAAAAAAGTTGATGAATATTGTGAACATCTTAAGACGGCCATGAATGAGACATGGTCTAACGGACATAAAGTCTATGCGGTTAATACGATGCCTAGATTCTTTGATATTTCCAGAGTGCTAATTCCTGCTGATAAAATAGCGATGACGCTGATGAAATTGGCATCAGCAACAACAGCTTCAAAGACTCTTCTAGGCGATGATGATACTGGGTGTGGAGCTTACACCTTGAATCATTGCAGCATTCCTAGTGCTGTCATCGCCGAGAGAGTCAAGGTTGCGCAAGCCAAACTTGCGTTCGAAAGAAAGGAAGGTGAGATTAAAAAAGAGGTTCCCGCAATAATGAGTTCACAGGATCTTAGTGATGGTGCAGACAGGGCGAAGATTAAACAACTCAAGAGTCTCAGCGACAGAGCACGCCTCATTTCATCGACTGAAAAGGATCTGCCTCGCGAGACTCTTGAGAGGCTTAGTGATTTCCCTCTGCATCAGATCTTGTCATCCATGGCCGGTCTAGGCATGGTTGCGAAACCTAATGAAGTCACGAGGATCATCATCATCAAGATCAGGCGTGGCGAACCAGCCCAGAACATACGGCCAATAGTGGACGAAGGGGCCATTAAGACAGCAGCTATTGAGTTACTGCTACCATTCTTGACAGAAAGATCGGCTTTGGCTCCTTGGATAACTAGACGGGCTGCTGAATTAGGTAGTCGTCAAACAGCGAAGACGGCTTCCGATAAAACCATGACAAATGTCATGGTCTATCAGCAGTACCGTCAAAGTCTAATGGGTTGGGACGAATCAGTTTCGCGTAGTACCATAGTGAAGCATGCACATCTTCTACCGGAGGGGCGCACCGCTTCGTCAGAGGAGATGTTCAATGCTATGCTCGGCATGACTAAGGAATCAGGTGCAATTCATCGAGCGGCCCTGGCGGGTGCAGGCCTTTTTGCTCCATACCTCTATTCTGCTCACTTGCAGCGTAGCGGGAAAAGCAAAAATGTCGCGCAAACGTTCGCTGAAAAGCATCCAGGACTTCTTGGTTCTGCAGGAGCCATTGGGGCGTACGCTGGTGCGCGAAAATTTGTCTAGCAGGAAGGGAGACGAAGGATGCCGACAGTAAGTGAAATCCTCGCGCAAATGCTCGAGGACACCAGCGCTCCTTCCGAAACCGAGAAAGCGGCAGCTGCTGTTGATGGTGGCGATGATGATGATGTTGTCGCTCAGGTTGCCAAGGAGTTGAATTTGACTCCTGAAGAGGCAGCGAAAGTTATCTCGGAGGTGGAGGAAAGCGAGAAGCATGCCGAAGCTGAGAAACTGGCTGAGGAAGCCACTGTTCTCGGTCGTTTCATGGCTCGTGGCTTCCTCGACGAGCTCCAGAAACTGGGCTCTGATTGGGAAATGGGCGGTGGGAAGAAAGTTCAGCAGCAAGCTGATGCTTCTACACCTCAGGAAGGTTCAAAGGTGCTGGCTAAGGTTAAGGCGGCGATTGAAGCCAAACATCGCCCCGATACCCCCACCAAGGACGTGGCAATGCAGAGCGTCGTGAAGAAAATCATCGCGACCGCTCGTAAGGTCAAACCCACTCCAGCACCCGCGACCGAGACAAACGCCTAACGGCGTCAGCAAAGGAGGAAGCGAATGAGCCTTGCTGAACTGTACAACGAGCGGTTTGGTTCCCCTGAGGCCGAGGCCGAGGTTGAGGCCGAGGGCGAGGGAATGACCAAGGAAGCCGCTGACGCCGCCCTCGATAAGGCCATCGAGGCGCTAAGCGAAGAGGATGCCGAGAAGGTTGCACAGGTTGTCTCGGCATTCACGGACGAGGGCCTGGAATTCGATCATGATCTGTTTAAGCTGGCTGCTGCTGCGCAGATCATCGACGAATACGCCGAGTACGAGGCTCAGGAAAAGACTGCTGCCGAGGAGATTGAGGCAGCTGGTCGTCTGATGGCTCGTGCTATGGCCGACGAGCTGGCCAAGATCGCTACTACTAGCGAGGAAGAGACTGTGGTGGAGGAAGAGACTCCCAAGAGTCTTTCTGAGAAGCTCGCTGCGGCCGTAAAGGAAGAGGAGTAGAGGAATGAGGCGTCCCGGGCCCGAGAATCGACGGGCCCGGGACCTCCCTCGGAGGCGCGAGACATGGCTGCCAAGTCCGAACTAGCCAGGAAATTAATGCGGACTGGTATCCCAGTCGGTGTTGGCGCCTTTAGTTTCGGAGCTGGTTCGAAATTGCAGAAATTGATCGATAAAAGAAAATATGAACGGCAGGTTAAAGAACAAGAGGAGAACGCCAATAAAGTTATTGGATTAGTAGAAATGGCTCGCCAGAGAGCGCAGGAAATGAAGGGGACCAAATCATGAGCTTCACAGTGGATGAGCTTCTTGAGGCTGCACTTAATGAGTCTAAAAAGACTGAGCCTAAAGAGGTGAAAACCGATGAACCAAGTCAATATGCCAAACTTGCCGAAGCGCTCGAAGTTTCAGCGAAACTTAATGCTGAACCATCAAATCCAGAGCGTTTTCATAAGTTGGCTATGGCTGTGATTCTGGATGCCATCGGTGATCCTCAGGCTAAATCCTCCCTCGAAAAGCTCTCCGATTCGATCATCAAGGAGGCGCAGATTAGTGGTGGTGCCGCTAATGAAATGCGTGAACCTGGTACTATCGGTGAAATAACTGAAGGTACTGGGGTCCGGGTGATCGAAAAACTCAAAACTGATAAGAATCGGACTTTGTTCAAAAGACTGAAGGACGGAACTGCACAGGGTAGTAATGTCCCTGGGCCTGCAACCCAGACGAATTAATGTGGGAGGCAACATGGACCCCAAGGACAGAATCTTAATGGCCAAGGCTGCTCAAGCCATCAAGCAGCTAGAGGCGGACAATAAGACGCTGCGCACTAAATTAGAGGGACTGGAGAAGACCGCCAGCTTCGCACAGAACCTCAGTAAGCAGCTCGAATCTGCAAAAGTAGTGTTGCAGATGGTGGTCGATGGCGAAACGGATCCTGGGGATGCCCTGGAAAAATTCGGCGAGGTATGCAACCTCGACGGAACCCAGGTTGAGGAGCTCCTCAGGAAACAGGACGTCGAGAAGGTAGGGCATATCAAGGGTGATTCGTTCTCATCGGAAGCGGATCCCTTGGTTTCCTATCTGCTCGGCACAAGATGAACAGGAGTGAGAGCGAATGGCTAAGCAGGTAAACCTCAACATCACTAGCCCGCTCGAAATGGTCTTCCGTAAGTCTGTACCGATTGCGCAGTCCCAGACCATTCGTAACGGACAGTGGTTCGAGCTGGACGTCAATGGGAATGCCGTCATTGGCTCGGCGACAACCAAGACCTCGATCCCGCGTTTCTTGGCGTTCAATGACTCAATCGCCCCAGACGTGACAGGTACACTACCCGATGGGACTTCAGTCTCGAGCGGTGGCATGACCGGCCTGATTGGCACCATCGAAGGAAACGTGACATCCAACGGGTACGATGTCAACTACAACGGTTCTCCCGTTGCTGGTTCGCAGTTGACCGTGTACAGTGGTAAGTTGGCTGTTGCTAAGCATCACGATGCAGTTTACGCCTACGCGAAGGCGCCAATAGCTCTTGCCGACGGTCTCTTGTACTTCGTCGGTGTCTCGGGCTACGCTCTGCACGCCAGAATGCTTTAGCGAGCACTGAGGAAGGAAAGGAGATTAGAAAATGAACGAAGTCGATGCGGCAACCATCAACAGCCTCTTCTCTCAGGCTGTGAGCGATCCTCAGGAGCTACCTAAGCTCGCTGAGGCTGCTGGTGCTTTCATCAGACAGAAGCTACGTGAAGTTAGCTTCGCCCGCAAGATCCTCCCACCCGTGAGCGTCACCAAGGCGGACTGCCAGCGCTCAGAGGATCACGATGGACTGGTCAAGATCATAGACATCGAGCCTGACAGCAAGGCAATGGCGATCAACTGGCGCTCGGAGCCCGACGGCAGGTACGTCGAAGGCAAGCGTTACACGATCCCGTTCAGCACCATTTCCTCGGAGAAATTCGAGAAAACGGAGCAGGAACTGCTGGCTTACGAGATGCCTATCACCAGGGTCATCGAAGAGAACAGTGTCAAGGACATCCAGAAGATCGAAGACCTGAGGTTCCTCCAGTACATCGAGTCAGCGATTGGCGTTTCTGGTTTGAGCGCTATTGTGACTGACACCACTGTCACTCGCGTTGCGCTCAGTCAGCTGGCCAAGCTGCTCCCGGGCAAGGAAATCAGACTGGGGACGATCTTGATGCACGAGATCGACTTCGCTGACGTCCTCGCCTTCCAGGCCAAGGATGTCGGCGGCAAGATTGCTGCTGAGATCACTGTCGACGGGTACCGCTACCAGTCGATTCTTGGCTACAAACTGGTGACCTCGATCAAGAATGGTGTTGTGCCCGAAGGGACCATCTACGGCTTTGCGGAGCCGCAATTCTTGGGCAACTTCTTCCTGCTCAACCAGACCAAGTTCTGGATTGACAAGCGTGCCAACATGATCAGCTGGCAGGCTTGGGAAGACGTTGGGATGGGCATCGGTAACGTCAACGGCTGCTGCAAAATCGCTCTGTCGAAGGGCAGCTGAAGGTAGTGAGCAAGGGGGAAAGGGGTTGGTCCTAAAAAACCAACCCTTTCCCCTTACTCTAAGATTGGGGACTTAGAGAAAGGAAGTGCTTCGTGGCAAAAGTGCGAGTTCGAAACACCAGTAATACTAATCTTGGTTTTTCTTTCAGTTTCTTGTCCAAAGGACAACAGTGCATTATTAACGAGGGCCAAATTACCGATGCGGATCGTCGATTAATGCATGCCAAAGGTATTGAAGTCAGCAAGATCGAAGAAATCAATCCCGCCCCTGTTGCCTCGATGGTGAAACCTGCAGTGTTTGAAAAAAAGGAGAAACCTGTGCCCGAGAAGGAAGAGAGCGTTCCTAATGTGCCATCACACGATACAATGGTTACACCGGCTGATGTCAAAGCCCCAGATCCCGCAAAGCCAATTAAACTCGATGAACCAAAACCTGTACCCGTATCTGTACCAGCACCTGCGCCAGCGCCTGAACCAGTTAGCGCTGCACCAGTACCAGAAGTTAAAACAATCTATACTCGTGAACAACTAGAAGCCATGAATAAAGCCCAACTCAAGGGACTAGTCAAAGGCATGCAGGTTGATAAGCGCAACCGGAATGAGATGGTCAATAAGATTCTGGAGTCGCAAACCCTGAAGGGCTAACATGTGGCTTCCTACACGAAGCAACAATACGTAGGAATGCTACGTAAGTTCCTACGTGACATTGATGAACTCAACAGGCTTCTCGATCGGAAGGAGTCTTCGGATAATCAGTTGGAATTAGCATTGGATATGGCGATGGATGATTGGAATAATACTCCTCCGCCATTGTACATTGTTGATTATTCCAATTTTCCATCTCCCAATCTTCTATTAAGAGGCGCGGTTATTCAAGTCCTAACAAGTGCCGGAATCTTGTACAGTCGCAATAAGTTGGATTACAATGATGGTGGTATCGCTGTTCGCGTTAGTGATCAAGCTGCTGAATACATTGGTTGGCTAAACATGATCTATGTTGATTATGAAAAGAAAAAACTCGCCCTTAAGATGGCTATCAACCTAGCTGCTTGCTGGGGCAACGTCTACAGTGAGTACAGTCAGATCAATCTGGGGAGATGGTAATGCCCGATCTGACTGAAGAATACCCCAATCAGTATCCAGGTGATGCTGATAATCAGACGATCTCATCTGCCTTTGGCGCCAGCGAGTCTCCTGCCTCCAAAAGGAATAAGCTTAAGAGATTCGCTAAAGAACGTATCAAAAAGGCTGAAGAAGATTTCAGGGAAAAACACCCCTCAAAATGGACAAGAGCACAATGGAAACGGTACATCATAGGTGGATTGGCTGGAAGTGTAGCGGCAGCTTCTATTATAAGTGGAGGTAAAATGCTCAAAAATTTCCTGCTGCGCCGTTCCAAATCTTTAAGGAAACTGGTTCGTCCTAAGAAGATCTCTATTAAGAAACCGGATTTGTATGCTCCCACAGCCCCTCCTGGATCTGAAGCTACAACTATAGAGGAACTCCGGAAACGAATACTTGCCAGTTCCCAAACAGGAGGTCAGAAATACTGGACGTCACCATCGGAAAAGAAGTTACTGGCGGATCAGATAGCTAAGGCGAAGGGCAATGCTGGAGTTTGATTCCGTCTACGTCGAATGTTACGACTTAGACGCTCTCATTGCTGGGTGGGTGATCAAACCTACCATTGAGGACATCTCGCTCTATCGTTTCTCGGTGTGGAGGTCCAATACCCCGGATACTGGATTCACCAAAGTAGTGGATGGGCTTCAAAACCTATTCGCTTATAAGGATGCCGATATCGATCTGAAATCCAAGTGGCGTAAGTTCTATTACAAAGTCCAGGTTTATTTGGCTAGTGATCTCACCAAACTGGTGTGGTCGAAAGTAACCAGCTCGAATCTGAAACCAGATGTTTATGCACTCGAAATCATTAGGCGCAATAATCTGTTATTGAAAAACTTTGTTGGGCAATCCACCTATGCTTTTGTCCGCAGAACATGGGGACAACGATGCACGGCATGTTGGGACGCCATCAAACAACGTAAGACTCAATCGAATTGTGCAGTATGTTTTAATACCGGATGGGTTGGTGGATTTTTTGATCCTATCAATCTCAATGTTAATTTCAATCCTCCTCCAGAAATGATTCGTCATGCTCAGTTTGAAATACAACCGGAACAGACAGTTGCTTGGTGCTCCAACTTCCCTCCGTTAAGTCCCAAGGACATTTTGGTTGAGAGCGGCAGAAATAGGTGGAGGATCGTGCAAATCAGCAAGACAGAAAAACGTCGAACATTAGTGCATCAGGTCCTGCAACTCACCAAGATAAACCCGCAGGACATTGAATACACCCTGAAGATTCCAGGGAGTGAATAATGCCTGCTGCGGGGGAACTCCTAAAACAAGTCGGCAAAAGGCTGATTAAGCCTTCTACCGGGAAAGTCATTGCCCAAACTGTCGAAGAAGCTGCTAAGGGATTTCCTAAACCAGAGGGGTTCCTCAAAGATCCCGCAGGAGCCCTTTGGCGCAGTATAGCTCCAAACAAATTTCTTGCTACTAGTCGTAAGTTAATGACTGATCCTGTAGGAGCTATGCAGGCGGGTTGGAAGAGCCCTAAACTCACTAAAGGACAAATAGCCTTGATGTCTGCTTTCTCGGCACCGGATGTTATGGCGATCGCCAAAAATACACACGAACCCGGACAACCTGGTCGTGCCGAAAGACTGGGCAGTCTTGCTGGTAGCTGGGCAGGCATGACTGCCTATAGTCGTTTGCCCCTTCTAGGGAACATGTTGGGATGGACAGCTGGAGAATATCTAGGATCCAAAGCTGGAAAATTAGGCGGCAAATTATATGGCATGGCCAAGACTCCGTCTATGGCACAGAAAATGGAAGCGCCAAGTGTATCTTCACGAAGTCTAATGAAAGCCGGTGCAGATAAACATGAAAAATTACGCAGATTTGCCAAGAAGCAGATTCGCTTTCGTAATCGTGAAATTACGGATAATGCGAGAGTGTTAGGAGACATCCAAACCGTTACCTTCAGGGATCCTACTGGGGTCTTCGAGCGGCAAGTGGCGACAGAGAATCGTCCACATGCGTGAGGAGGAATCATGTCAGAACGGAAAATTACTTTGCGTGAATACCGGGCACACGCCGAAAGTAAATACGGCAAGAAGAGCGTGAATGAGACTGTGCTCAAGATGATGGATAAGGCCACTAGTGGCAAGGGTGCTACAAGGGCTGAATTTGATCGATTAAATGCCGGGATCAAAATTGCCCAAACTCTCGAATCCGAGCGTAGGCGTTAATCATGTTGATGAAGGTTATCGACCTTCGGCCCACGGCACGATCAGCCGCCATGGCTGATTACACTGATGCCAGCATTGCCAAGGAAAAGATTGTCACCAGCATAAAAGAAATCTGTTACTCGGGGATATTCAAACATCCAACTGGAAATTTGGCAAACTCAATTAAAGGGTATGTTGTAGGCAATACGATCTACATAATCAGTGACGTTCCATACGCCAAAGCAGTTGAAGAAGGAGTTAAACCCCATGTAATGTGGTATTTGTTAAACAAGACAATACCGATAAGAACCTTCTTTTTTGGACAACAGAGGTTGATTTTTCGCCGCGCCACGTTAAAATCATATCTTAGAGGAGGCTGGAGACACCCTGGTACTGAGGGCAAACATGTCTTCGCCCAGGGCATCGAGCAAGGGATCGCCGAGTCTGCAGAACAGATCGGTGACTTCGACGCGCAGGTGAGGGATGTCGCAACTTGAGTCTAGTGGAGACAAGAACATGAACTTGCTAGAAAAGCTGGCTGTCAAGGTGAAGCATCATAGTGCTACCGAACAACACGAAAAGGCCATGGCCAAGATGAAAATTAGTGTGGGAGAAGGGAGACCGAACATGAAAGAGAAAACCGCATCAGTTCTAACAACAGTCTTGGCTGGTCTTATGGAGAAAGTCGCCAATCGGAATTGCACAGGGTCGAAAGGTTAGCCTCATGATCTTTGCAAATAGGAGATAAAACATGGCCACAAAAGTCGCCGTACTACACTACGACATGCATAATCAAGATGGCATTAATGCCTATCAAACATGGTTGAATGATACAGTGCCTTCGCCATACAACATCATCAGTGTCTGGTACGATGAGAATCAAAGGATTCAGGTGGTGATCTACGATGATACACCTCCAAGTCCGTAAGCTCGACGAGATCATGCTCAAGGGCTTCTACGAGGAGCTCGAGAAGCGTAGTGCAGATCTTGCGTCTGGTGCGGAGGGCCTAGCCATAGGGGCACTGATTGGTGCTGCCTTGGGGGGAATAGGCCCTTTGCTTCTTGAAAAACTAATCTCAAGAAACCGTGATATTGCCATCGCTACCGGGGCTTTATTTGGTGCGGGCATGCTTGGCGCTGCAGGATTTGTGTTAGGCAAAAAGAGTCCTCCAGCTGTTACGGCTCAGATCGTAAGTGAAGAACCACCAGCTGTTCCACCTAGACATCAATACACTTTGAGGTGATACATGCGTCCTACCTCCTTAGCTAAAGATCTGATCCTGAAATTTCTTCAGGATCTCTTTAGCGAAGCCGCGTTGTATGACGGGAAGAATGAATATCGATGGTCTTTGGATATGGCTGTGTCAAAGATCCTCATTGCCGATGCGTACACTGAGGATCTCGAAGAGATGGAAAAAAGGCCAGCCATCGTATTGCGTCGCGGCAATACTGGTTGGATGAACACATCCTTGGAGAACCGGTTAACAATGTCGTTCCGTACTGGGTCCAGGACTTTCAAGGACATGATTCACACTGATCTGACTGCAGAGTGTCTCTCAAGAAACGGTCTTGAGGCCGAATTCCTGGCTGACCTGGTCTTCCAGGGCATCAGGTTCTTCGCCTTGCAGATCCGCCAAAGGGGAGCCTTCTGGGTGGACAGTGTGGCAATTGGCCCTGAAACTCTAATCCAGTCGGATTCTCAGCAGGAGCTCACTGCTGTTCCAGTAGGCATAAGGTTGTTCTTCCATCAAACTTGGAAGATTACTCCATCGGCGGAGACGTTGCGCAAGATTGAGTACAACCTTAAGAATGCCGTGGATCAACGTGTGTTAGAGGCTGCTGAGGCGTCAATACCGGTAGTCCAGCCTTAGGAAGCGAGGAGGAGGAGACAATCATGGCCGTAACGACTGGCACGATCCCAAAACCCGACGTATTTGTTCAGCAGGTCTTTGAGCAGGTATCACCCACACTGATTCCGCCTGCTCTTCCTGCTTGCATCGTCGGACTCAACAATCAGGTGATCTACAAGAAAATGGCTGGTCCGTACGACAGCGCAGCGACAGATTATGCGTACCCTGATCTGCCGTTGGATGCACAAGTGGACAAGTCAGGCGTGTTAGTCTACCTCACTAACAAGTGGGGCACATTCCAGCTCGATAAGAGCGATTACATTGCTGATGATAGTTTCGTGACTGTGGATGATAATGCTACTGTCACCAGGAATGTGACTTTGACATCTGGCACCGGAGTCACCACTTCCACAACCAGTCTCAAACCCTTCTATCTATTGAATGAGGTAAATGGCGAAACCGGTCCTGGATCCGTGATGAACACCTTCAGAGATATCACGGTTGATTTCACCGACTATAATCTCAGGGCTGGGGACATGCTCTTTCCTATGTCTGGAACCGACAGTGGTCTGCAATTTACTATCGTTACGGTCTCGACCCACACAATGACCGTGACCCCTAGTTTTAATGCAATCGAATCCGGGATTTTGTACCGTATTGTTCGCGAGGATGCTACTGATGGCGTTACTGTTGCTGGTTCGATGGTATTCGCGAGTGCCACTTCCCTGTTTGTTACAGACAATATCAAATCGGGAATGAGCCTTTATATTCTCGAAGGTGCAGACGAAGGGATCTATAGTGTTGCGGCAGTCACTGACGAAACAAATTTAGTCATCGCTTCCAAGAAAGGTTTTGCTGGTTTCAGTAATGCTACTGGTCTAAAGTTCAGAGTGACAGGAGATGGCAGTACGTTCACTGATGATGCTGCTGATTTCCTGAGTGACAATGTTGCTCCTGGAATGACTTTGATAATCGAATCCGGAGTTAACGCTGGAAGTTGGCGGATTGAAAAAGTCATCAGCGATATTGAGTTGAACCTCAATCAGATTCTACTTAATACCGAACATACCGGAGCGACCAGTGGATCTACTTTCACCGACACCGGCAAAGATTTTTCTGATCTCGGTGTTAAGGTCGGCGATATTCTGGTCGTGGAAGATGGAGCGGCACCCCCAGAGGTCTACGGCGGGTACAGCATTACGGTGGTTGGCACTGATACTTTGACTGTCAGCCCTGCATTTGCTGGAGTAGAGACCGGTCTGGATTATCGCGTTGTTCGGAAATTCACCAATGCCAATAACGTGTCCTATCATATTGATGATACTACTGACTTTGCAACTGGCAATATCTTGGTCAGTTACACGGCTCGCAGGACCGACAATGTTGATGATCTGGTTGCCGTCCAGAACGTTGATGATGTCATCAGCAAACTAGGACCGATCGTTCCCGAGAACCCTCTGGCATTTGGTGTTTGGATGGCCCTGGTAAACACGGACAATATCGTTTATGCCACGGCCATCGAGAATGATTCAGTCGAGGATTGGACTGCGGCTACTGAGTTCCTCGAGAGTCGTGAGGTTTACTGTATCGTTCCTCTGACCCAGGATCCTGCTATCCACCAGATCTGGAATGCACACGTTACTCAACAGTCAGCCCAGGAGAACAAACACGAGCGCATTGTGATGATCAACCGGTTACTCTTCATCTATGAAACCAAAGCCAGTGGCACTGAGGGCTGGGTGCCGGACATTCTGACCTTCAATGCTGATGATGGCGATTTCATCAATGAGGAAGTCGCTCCCGGTATGATTGTCAAGATTCTGGATCCCGATGGCGTGATTCTGCACGAGGCCAGAATCGTTCGCGTTAACAATGCCACTACGCTCGAACTAACCAATCCTGGCTTGCCGACTTCTTCTTCCCACGATCTGATCTGGAGGATCGACACCAAGGACTATGATAAGTACGAACAGGCCCAATACATTGCAGATTATTCCAAGGCCTTCTCCAACCGTCGTGTATTCAATGTTTGGCCAGATGTCGGCCAGATCGAATATGAGGATGATAGAACCGGCGATGATACGTTTGACACGACTTCAGCCAATAAGACTGGTAATCTGCCCGGTTATTATCAGGGATGCATTGTATCGGGCATGATCACCTTCTATCCTCCGCAGCAACCCTTTACTAATGTTCCAGTCACTGGACTCATTGGTCTGGAACACTCGAATGAGTATTTCAATCCGAGTCAGCTCGATATCATCGCAACCGGCGGCACTTACATCTTCGTTCAGGATACGCCTACTGCTCCTTGTTATTGCCGCCACCAATTGTCGACGGATGTGACTCTGATCGAGAAGAGAGAACTCTCGATCACTAAGGACGTTGACTGGGTTTCGAAATTCATTCGTAATCAGTTGCGTCCGTACATCGGCAAGTACAATATCACTACGATTTATCTCGAGATGTTGTCGACCGTCGTTCATGGGTTGCTCAGGGAATTTACTGAAAACGGTCAATTGATGAACGCCAATCTGGTCTCACTCGAACAATCAACCGATCAGCCCGATACTGTCTTGGTGACCATTGACATTCTGGTTCCGTACCCAGCCAACTACATCCGCGTCACGTTGCAGATCTAGGCCCGGGCGAATGAAGGAGAACTGAAATGGCTCAAAGCAACAGCGGAGTAACGACCTCCCTGAGCACTTGGGAGTTCTGGCAAAACCATGTCCAGGCCGATCTGCAGGGCGGTCAGTTTGTCAATGCGGCAACAACTTTGATTGCTGCTGGACCTCCCAGATTAAGTCAGGCTAATTCGGGACCCGAATTAGATGTAGACAGAGCGGGTGCTGATGTAGCCTTCCCTATTGGAATCGTCGAGAACTTTGGTCTGAATCAGAATAAGATGATTCAGAAAATGTTCGAGATCGGTTCCAAACGTGCGTACCACATCCCTGGTCGCACAGTTGGTGCCATTACCCTCGGCAGAATTCTCTACTGGGGTCCTTCCCTTCTGAGAGTTCTGTATGCTTACTATCCTCCAACCAAAATGCCTCCAGGTGCAAACAAACTATCAAAAGCTGATATCAAAGGACCTCCGCCTAATCTAATCGCGCCAATTAAGGATACTGCTGGTTATGGACGTGCCCTTAATAATCAAAATCCCAAAGGTCAGAACACTGACTTCTTCATCAACCTGGCTTCTGATTTATTTGATCATCCTCTGGGACTCATGGTGTATCTGCGCGATGCTCAGGATCAGGCATATGGGGCTTTCTATCTCGAGGACACTTATCTCCAGGCGCACTCCTTTAACGTAAATGCCTCTTCAGTTCTCGTTGCTGAAGGCGTGAGCGCACAATACGATAGACTAGTCCCGATCAATATCGTTACCGTCAAATAGATTACGAGCTAAAAATGGGGCTCCCCCAAACGGAGGAGCCCCTTTTTCTTGAATCACAAGCACGAGGATGTCGCGTGTTTAAGAGCACTCCCCCCAGGGCGTTCGCTGGATTGGGGGATTGAGGACTGCGCTATTGCGCGTTGGCCTTTTAGATCAGGATTGATCACGACACGTGGGTTTGATCCGGCGCATTCAACGCACCACATGGCCCATTCGACCTCCTCCCTTTCTTGTAGGTAGTGCATACCATGCACCACCCAGGCCTGTCCTGTTCCAGCGAAACGTCTGGTAACAACACTGCTCCTGCACGCGACGTTCCTACGTGAAGAGCACAACCAATCGCCTTTTGGCAAGCAGTTTTGCAGGAAAGCGAGGCAGACAATTTAATGGTCTTCCTTTTGAGACCTTTCTGGCATGACATTTGTCATGGTCCTTTCTTGCTGTCTGCCACCTCCTGCTTGCAGAACTCGTGAAACCACTCTTGATCTTTCCTGGCTGCCTCCCGATTGCCCTCTGGCAAATCGGAAACATCTTTAGCCCATGTTCCCATCTCGGGCAGTGCAGCCTCGGCCTCCATCAGGAATTGTTGGTAACACGAGAAGTTGTATCCCTTTTCTGTCTCTACTAGGCGGTACACCAAAGGATCGTACTTCTCGTCGCCGTACTTCTGGATGCCTTTTGCCAGTTCTTCTACCATCCTCCTCACGATGATAATAAGCGCGAGTCGTTTATTGACATCGGCACGCAGATGCAGACTGTATCCTTGATTTCTATAATTTCCTCTGTCTCGACTCCAGCTATTACTTCGCGGAATCGAATCTGCAATCTGCTCTTGGAGGACCGAATGTCTTTCGAGAACTTTGACAATCCAACTCTCCAACGTGTATAGGCGAACCATGCCAGTTTTCCTTGGGTATGCTTTGATGTGCTTTGCCCTTAAGTCGATGCGGCTACGCTTTTCATCCACTTCGACCCTGAAGAGAGGCATTTTTTCGCTCTTCTTATTTGCGTGTTCCCAAGAGAACTGACTGTCGGTTTCTGTGAACTTGATGGCTGCTCTCTTTGCAGCAGCGGCAGTACTTGTGGAGATCGGACCAATGGCCAAGTATTCATGACCTGCATGAACCTCGTCAGCTATGTTTTCTTCGATTTTCCATCCGATCCCGCCACGAGCATCCAAGACTTCCTGAGAGAAAACGATATAAACTTGATGACCATCCCTGTGATAGGAGTACCAGTTGGGATGATATTTGATTTCTTTCCCAAAGAAATGGAGAACAGCCTGCATAATCAGTTGATCATTACTGTGGGGATCGTCTACCGAGATGAAGGCCACTTTTTCTGCTGCAAGGATCTCGGAATTGGTTTCGAGGATCCTGAACGTCTTGCAAAGAGGTTGATCCTCAAGGACCTCTAGGGCTATTTCTTTACTCACGGCTTGGGACCAGGGAGAGCTTTCTGCGCGGTCATGCCGAACATGGTCCGCCCTTCCGGAGTCGAAAGCATCATCTTCTCGTAGAGAGAAGCCATGTCCTCCTCCACTTCCTTGGGGACTGCCATGAGTTGCTTCTTGATGGCCACGGCCTCTTCCTCGAGCTTCTCGATCTCTTTCCTGATGTGTTCGATGAAGAGATCCATCTTTTTCAGGGTACTGGGAACCGAGATGATCTTGCACGTGGTAATAGATCCACGCAAGAAAATCTTCATGTTGGCAACTTTCGCCCGAGGGTCTTCCCAACCGATATCCATCTGGAGTTTGAGGCCTGGCTGAATACCTCTTGCGGTCTTCCGGGGTATATCCTGAACAGCTTTGTTGACAACGAGCACCTTGTCTTTGATACCGAGGTACCTGGTCAGCACGGAGAACCCATTCCGCATCTCCTTGAACTTCTGGTCAATAATCTTGCCGCTGGTTTCCTTGCGAAGGGCTTGTGCCGTCTCGAGTTCGTGTTTCTTGGTCTCGATATCGTTCAACTTGGCATCATATTTGGGCTTGATCCTCTGTTCCCTTCTGACCTTCAGGACCTTTTCCATCTCCTGAGGGCCTACCTGCGCCTTGAAGGAAACATCAAACTTCTTGAGGACTTCTACCTGTGGTGCTTGGCCCATCTTTTTCTCCTTCGCCCATCCACTGAATCTGACTCTGATGCGGGATCAGAGTCTACTTGATGATGCGCACTTCGTGAACCCAAACTATCTTGGCGAAATCTTTGGCGGTGTCAGGATCATGCAGTTTCATCATTCTCCGAAGTTTGGGAATACTGACAACCCTCTCTGTGACAGCATTCCAAACTTTGTAGAGCTTAAGGGCTATTTCATCGGGTTCGAGGCAACGGCGACCAACATGATAGACATTGAGGATCTTCTCATCAATTCTGGTGACTTTCAGAAAGATCTTTCGGGCTCTTTGTAGTTTCTTAGCCGTTTTGACCCATTGGTCATGAGCCCTCAAGAACCCCTTGGCAGCATCCTGTTTTGACATCGACATGACGCATCCTCCAGGAACCATGGTAAACATTGACTGTTGGAGTCCTCCTGGGAACACTAAGAGAACAGCCAATGTTTACCACTCTTTACAACCATCTTATGCCATTTTTTAAGGTGTTTTGACTCTAGCCTGTGGCGTCTTTTTCCCTTTATTTCGACGTGTTTCTAACCATTGTTTTTCTTCCACAACAAACTTAGCCAAACTATTCCAGGGCCATTTATTTTGTTTCATAACAGGCAAAGCCTCTATTGATTCTGACATGAATTCAGAATAGATATTGGCGGTTCTTCTCCAACCTTTCCTCCAGGCTGCCTGGCCATGTAACTTGAGAATTATTCTTTTGGCTGCCAATATTTGCGCGGCGTAGAACTCGCGTCGTGGTGATGTATCGTATGACCATTTCATATAGTACACAAGCTTGCGCATGTCATCTTGACTGTGAATACAACCCTGCATGATCATCAACATCTTGCGGAGTTCATGTACATACATGAATCCATGCTTATGGACCGAATTAATGAATGGCGGCACTTTTTTCTGTGGAGAGAGCGTCTTTGCTCCGGCAGGATCATAACGCATCACCATGAATTCGCCATCATATTCGATAACGAAATCACCATCGGCAATTTTACCAGCTTTCTCGAAATCGTATTGAAAGCACTGTTTGCCATGAGCCACAATTACGGGTGTGCCCTGTTTGGCTAATTCTTTGCACTTCAGTATAGCCTTCTCCCGATGGTACATTCGCAATGGATAACTTAGAAATGGATACCTATAGATTGTGACTCCAGAAATACTTTCTACTCTAAAAAATCCTTCTGGAACTGGATATTTATCACAAAATTCAGAACAAAGTGCTACTTTGACATTATCTTCATCTGATGATTTGGTTACCCTAATTGGACCTTCGAATTTCAAGGTTTCGTCGAGATTCATCGCTCGCCATCTTTCCTTTACAATCGGACTATTCTCCACAAAACAACCCATAATCACATGAGTTTGCTCAAATCGTTTCAGGGAGCGCAGAGAGTAAAGCATGAGTTTTAATCGTCTCCTTAATCTTACGAATCGCCTCTCTTTTTAAGATCTCAAGTTTATGTTTGCGCTTGATTATAAAATCTGGTACATTTAACTTCATTACATGATCAAAATTGCCATTTGGTCCAAGAAGGAACGTCATTCGTATTTTAAACTGATTTTTATAAGTAAGATAAGCATCACCCGGGTGCATCGTAACTGCGGTTATGTCGAATTTCTTCAGCGTCCGGATGAGTTCCATTTTCCTTGGTTTCAACTGGATGAAAGCCGAGCATTTCAAGCCTTTTGAAATATTCTCTTCTGCTGATGCCAGCATTTGCTGTAATTTGGCCACTCGGTTTTTCAGCTTTGCCAATTTCTTCTTCAGTCTGTTTCTTGTTGTCGCTATTTCCCGACTGAACTGGCGCTCTTGCTTTATCAAATTTACGCTCCTTTCGGATCTCTTTTAAAACTGATTGAGTATGAAGACCTGCTTCTCTTCGGTTGCGGACAAGTTTTAAATTATCCATGCCATCATCATCAGCTTGAAGATTCCCATGGATGACCCTCTCGCTAGGAAGCAGAAGACGCCCTAGTTTCTGCTGCATGAAGTATCTGGATCGTGTTATTTTCTTCATTCGTCCATCTGTACCTCGATATTTGACATACCAACTCTTCGATGGTTTGTGGTAAAATTCGAGATAATCAATCCTGGGTGGTTTCTCTTTACGGTTCATTAGACGTATCTTCTTGGCAGTGAGTCCTCGAGTAACACAGACTTGACGTACCCATTCTCTTGAACATCCAATTTCTCTGGCTACGACAGACATGTTTCCAATACGTATGACGCGACGAATAATATCTTCATGAGTCATTGAAAACCTGCTCTTATGAGCAACGGGAATTCTAAATCGTCCCATGAGTCTACAAATCGTAGCTTGAG